CCACGGTGCCGTGGTAGAGCGAGCCGTTGCCGGTTCCGATGAACCCGGAGTTGTCGAAGGCTTCGGCGTAAGCCTGGGCCACCTCGACCGCCATCGCATCGGCGAGATTGATAACCGAGTCCTCGATCAGCGACATCGGCACGCGGTTGTCCACGCCCCAGATCTTCGCGACGAGTTGCACGTTGTCGAAGGTCACGTCGCTCGTGGTCGGAGCGGCGTTCTCGCCGATCGGGCGAGCCGACAGTCCGCCGGTGCGACGGGCGATCAGCAGCGTGTCGCTGTTCATCGTCACGTTGCGGGCGTTCGCCGGATAGGCACCGAACTCCTCCACGAGCCGGATGATCTCGGTCGAGAGCTCGTCGTTGGTCAGCACGCCGCCGAGCGAGTTGATGCCGCCCGCCTGGGCACGGCTCTGAACGCCGTGATCGGCACACCACCGACGAGCCTCCTCGTCATTGAGCAGACCGGCACGGATCGCCATGCCAGCACGGTAGGCACGCTCTTCGCTCTTGAAACCGCGAAGGGGACGGCTCGACTTCGGGATCGCGAACACGGGGGTCTTGCGACTCTCCACGGCGGGGGTCTCCTCGGTGGCTTCGATCTTCTTGGCGGGAGCGGCACGCTCCAGAACGCTGCGGAGTTCCAGTTCCTTCGCCTGCACGCGAGTCAGGAACTCGATCCGCTCCTTGAGCTTGTCGGCCCGAACTTCGAGCGACCGGAGCGACGCCTCTTGCTCTTCGGTCATCGGCTCGGCGGGAGCCTCACCCTCGGGGGCGTCCTCGGTCATCGCCTCCATCTCGGCAACGACGGCGGCCAGTTCTTCGAGCAGTGCCTTGATCTTGTCCACGAGGGAGGCTCCTGTAGTCGGGTTCGTGGCGACGCAATCGCATCGCCTACCCCGAAACTAGGAGTCACGCCCCGAAACCATGCAGTTAGGCACGCTCGGCAGTAAAAGACTTCCGCCGCACTTCACTGCCCGGCACGATCTGCTTGTCGGTGCATCCGCACCGCTGGCACCGCAGATAGCGAGTCTGATACTCGCCGCTGCGAACACTCGACGCGACGGCGTACTTGCCATCGCGGCACCGGGGGCACGAATCACCACTAGCGGCCATGCTGCCTCAGATACTCGCGGATCTCAGCGGCACGCGACCGGGCGAGCGAACGCTTCGCTACCTCGATCTCCTGCTGCTGCCGGTACTGGTCGAATGACCGCTGGGCAACCTTCACATCGGCGTCAGGGTACGCTGGGAACGTGACCGGCCCGACATCCAGCAGCGTGTCGATCTTCTGGATCGTCCGAACGCTGCGACCATCCTCGACCGCCCACGAATCGCCGCCGCTCGGCACGGTGAAACTGAATGACGAGCCCTTGACGATGCCCGCTCGGATGTTGCTCGCGATGTCTCGCCCGTAGGACGTGTCGGGGACGGGGAACTCGTACCGCAGCCCGACCTCATCCACGGTCATCCGCAGCGTGCCGGGATAGCGGGCGAGCGGGTAGTTCGGGTCGTGGTTCCACAGGGCTCGCGTCTCCAGCGGTTTCTTGCGACCGCGACGCTCGGAGACGATGCCGAAGGCACCGGGGTCAAGCCTCTCGACAAAATCTCCTAAGTCCAAACTGAGAACTCCAAACTTGGCGGCATAGCCGATAACCCATTCCCGCTCGCTGCCGTCATCCTCGCTGCGGCTCTCGACCGCGAGCAGAGGCACCGCCGACTCGATCTCGTCAATCGCCAAGGAACGCCGTTCGATGTTGCCCATGATGCTCCTGCCTTCCTCGTCAGCCGCTTCGATCTGCTTGGTCAGTTTGCTCGCCCACGCTTGCCCCGGATCGCCGCCCCACAGAGCCCACGCGATCCGGCCCGCACTCGGGAAGCCGTCCTCGCCGGGGCTCCAGCCCTCGCCCTGCTTGTCCACTTCGTGCCGGGCGAAGTAGCTCGCCATCCGCTTCGCCGTGTCGGGCGAGATGTTCGTGCCGTTCGACAGGTCGCGTGCTCGGGCAACGCCGACTGCCGTGCCGCCTCGGCCGTACTCGTCTCGCCAAGCGAGCCCCTTCGCTGCTTCCTCCCGCACGCCAGCCGGCGGGCTGAAGTCGATGTGGTCATACTTAGCCACCCTTCCGCCTCCGAGGCTTCCGCTTCGGCTTGCCGTAGGCGCTCTCCTCGACCGGCGGCGGCTCGGGGAGCGGGTCGATCTTCGTGAGCGTCGCGACCTTGTGACCGACTTGCGTCTCGGTCGCCCGCCATCCGCCGCTGACCTCTTCGTAGACCGTGATGAGGGCGGCCGGGTCTTCCTCGGTCGCGTCGATCGTGAAGTCGGTGCCGGGGATGTCGAGCGTGCCGTAGTCCATCACATGGTCGATCCGCCCGCGAGCACGGCCGCCCGACGAATCCCACGACACGAAGTCGCCCTCCGCGACACTGCCGGGGGCGGCACGCGACTCGGTGCCCCGCACGAACTGCGGCGAATCATCCACCCAGACATCGACCGCAATGCCCGCCTCGCGGGCCGCTTCGTCCTTCAGCCGCTCGCCCACAAGTAGCACGGCGTCGAACGCCTCGCGGTAGTCGCCAAGCGTCTGGGCGATCTCGTCTTGATTCTCGGGCGTGTCGGGACGGCGGGAGACCATCACGACCCGATTGCCGGCGGCGGCAGACTGCCGGGCGAACTCGCCCCACAACTGCGGGTCAGCGGCGAACGTCCGGTCGAAGTCCACGCTGATCGTCATAGCCCGGCTCGTGGGCAGCGAGGCGGCGAGGGGCTCGGGAGCCGGGGCTTCGCCCGGCATCGCGACCGGGGCGGTGCTGGTGCCCGCAATGATCGCGTCGATTGTCGATGCCGGGATGCCGGGGAACGCAGCGGCGATGATCGCCTTCGCGCCCTGTTCGTTGAGGAGCCCGGCGTTGTACTGGGCGACGATCTCCAAGAGGCTGGAAACTTGCGCCCCGTTGAGCGAAACGTCGGCGATCTGCGGCCCCTCTTCCGCCTCGACCGGGGCGGCGTCCGCGACCGGCTCGGCAGCCGGGGCGGTCTCGTCCACCACGATCTCTTCGACCACGGTCGCAGGCACTTCGGGCTCTGCCGCCGCCTTGTCGAGCGTGGTCATGTTCAACTGCACGAACCTGACATCGCCGCTTTCGACCGGGTTCAGATTCTCCAGCGAGCGGATCTCATTCACGCTCAACACGCCAAGATTCCAGAGCGTGTTGTAGTACGATCCCCGCCCGGCAGCGTCGGCCCGCAACACGCCGCGAGTGTCGAACTCCGCGAAGTATTCGTCATCGCCTTCCAAGAGATCGCGAGCGATCGAAGACTCGATGCGACGCAGATACGGCATCAGCCCGTTCGTCAGGAAGTCGAGCGATTGCTGCTCAATATTCGAGAAAGAACTTCTGGTCAAATCGCCTACGAGGTGTGGGGGAACGCCAAAGAGCCGGCACACTTCCTCGACTTGGAAGCGGCGAGCCTCAAGGAACTGGCTCTCTTGGTTGTTTCCGCCGAGCTCCGAAACCTTGAGCCCGCCTTGCAGCACCGCCGTTCGGTTGCTGCGATCCGCCCCACGGTGAGCCCGCTCCCACTGGTTGCGGGTGTTCTCAGCCGCCTCGGGCGAGAGCATCTGATCGGTCGAGAGAATCACGCCGGGCCGGGCACCATTCCCGAAGAACGTCGCCCCGTGGATCTCGCACGCCCGAGCCAGCCCGATCGCGTCGCGGGCGAGCTCGATCGTGCTCATCCCGTTCACGCCGTCATCCGACATCCCACGCACCGACATCACCGCGTCCTGGGTGTAGACCGTCGAAGAGCCCGACGCTTCGCGGTACGTGTACCGCAGCCGGTTGTTCTCCAACTGCTCGGTCTTCACCCGGCTGGGGTGCAGCGGCACGATCTCGCTGATCGCCCCGCCCGTGTAGACCTTCTCATCAAGGGCGAACCCGTGCGAGAGCAAGTGCAGCATCATCTGCTCGCGCCACTCGAACGAGGTCTGCCACGAGTTCGGCTGCGTGTGCAAGAGCCGATAGAGCGGATGCTCGCGGGCGATCTCTTTCCCACCACCCGGCAGCCGCCGGTAGAGATGCAGCGGGAGCCCGGCGACGCTGGTCGAGAGCACGCGAATGCACGCGAGCACGACCGTCGATCGCAACGCGGTCTCGGCGTCCACCTTCACGCCCGACGGGTTGCGGTTGCCACCAGCCCAGCCGCCCGACTCATAATCCCAGTTGCGAGAGTCTTCGCCGGGGAGCCACAGGATGCGAGCGTTTGGGGAGGTCATATGAGCAGGATGGAGGGTTCGGTGGCTGGCTTGTTGGTGATCTGCGATGACTCCCAGCCACCCAGGGCGAAGATCAGAGCGACGATCCCGTCGATGCGGCCCGTGCTCTTTTTCTTCACCGGCCGAACGTCCTCAAACGAGTTCGTCTCCACCGTCACATTCGCCGACATCCACGAGAGCACTGGGTTGCCACCGTGGCGGATGCGATTCTGAAGCACCAGCGATTCGAGCCTCTTCGTGCCCGAGCTCATGCCTCGGAAGCCTTGGCTCCATCCTGCCACCTTCAGCCCCGCCCCTTGCAGTTCCACCGCCAACTGCACCGCCCCGGTGAGATCCATGTAGATGTGCTCGATCTGGTGCGTCTTCGCGTACTCAAGCACGTACTCGCGGATCTTCGAGTGGTCGATCACGTTCCCGTCGGTTGCCGTGATGTACCCCGAGTTCACCCAGTGCTGGAACGGCTGGCGGTCGGTTCGCTCCCGCTCCATGATGAGATCGCGGGGAGCCCAGAACATCGCATCGACCTCGAACTCGTCACCCTCGCACGGGAAGAGAGCGACCATCGCGGA